CGGTTATTCAACGCATTGCATACGTGCTAGATAAAATGGGAAGCCTGAAGAAGCCAATTATTGACGGCAAGTTAGTTTCATTTAGATACAAATCTCCATTAGCGCTGGCAAAAGGACAGCAAGAAGTTGGTATATTCACCCAATACATACAGTTGCTTCAAGGTATTCTTGGACCTGATGAAACAATGAAGGTTATTAATATTAATAAAGCACCTTGGTTGCTAGCCGAACTTATGCAAGTTGATTTGGATATGCTTAATACTCCAGAGCAGCAAGCACAAGCAACTCAAGACCAAATTAACCAAGCGCAATTACAACAAGAACAGGAGAACGTTGAAGGTGAGCAGCCAGAACAATGATGAAAATCCATATATAAAACCTGAAAATTACTGGGACGAGTACAACGAAAACTTAGAGAAAATACAGGGCAATAATGAAACTCTTGAATTTGCTAAGCTTTGTTTTCTTTTGTTTGAAAGTGCAAATGGCAGGGCGTTACTAAAGCTAATTGATGAAAATATTTTAATGCCTAGCTTGGTTCCAATTGGAACAGAAAGATATAAAGAAGTTTCAACTTACTACGAGGGTTACAAAGAAGCATTCAGGTTTTTAAAAATGAATATCCAATCACATAAAGATTACATTAAAAATAACTAAGGTGAAAAATGACTGATACTACTGAAGGCGAACAGGGAACTACACCAGAAGCACCACCGGAAGCTCCACCAAGACCTGACTGGCTTCCAGAGAAGTTTAAAGAGGGTTCTGATTTAGCTGAGTCATATAAGAACCTAGAAAGCAGATTAGGCACAGCTCCAAAAGAATATGATTTTAGCAAGTCTGATTCATGGCTTGATTCAACCGATTCGCGCGTACTAGAAATGGCTGAGTTCGCAAGGTCTAAGCATGTATCTCCAGATGTCATGGATAAAATTTTAGAGACAACTACTAGTTATCTTGAAGGACATCAGGTCAATACAGAAAAAGAAATAGAGAAACTTGGGGAAAATGCCAAAGAAAGAATCGATACATTAACAAACTGGATTGAATCTAACTTTGAAGAATCAACAAGAGAAGCTCTTGATGGTTTATTAAATACAGCAGAATCAGTAAAAGCATTTGAAGAACTAAGGACAAAAATGATAGATAACATGAGTACAGTACCAGGCGGAAACGATACAGCGGCCGAAAATAAGCCTTCAATTGAGTCTGTAACAGCAGAAATGACAGAGAATTTCGAGAAGTATAAAACAGATTCAAAATACAGAGCTGAGATAGAAGCCAAGCTTAATAGAGCGGCAGAAGGCATGGGTCACCTTGACAAAGTTGGATTTTAATCTAAAATTGAAGTGCACAGGATAACTTAGTCAAGAGTCCGCAAGGGTAAACTCACCCACGGCAAAGCCCTATTAGCAAAAAAAAGGTATTTTTTCTAATAACTAATAGGGGATAGACTATGTCTTTATCTTTGACGGCAGTACAACAAATTGAATTTGATGCGATGGTGAAAGCTGAGTATCGCTCAAAAGGTTTCTTACTAAGAGACGCATTAAGAATGAAGCATGATGTAGTTGGCGCAAGCGTTGACTTCAGAAAAGTAGGTCAAGTTATTTCTGTAGCTACTGCTTACCAACAATCAGTAACATTACAAGACCCTAATTACTCCAAAGTAAATGCGGTTCTTCAAAAATACACAACTCCAACTGGCGTTGACACCATCCAAGAATTAACAGTTAATTTTGATTCTAAAATGGAAAATGCAATGCTAGTTGCTGACGCAATGGGTAGACGTTCTGACCAAACAACAATTGATGCTATCGCTGCTGATGTCGGCAATACTGTCGTCAATGGCGGAACAAACATGGATTATGCGAAGTATATTCAGATAATTGAATTCTTTGAAAATAATGCTGTTCCTTTAGCAGAACGTTTTGTAGCAATGAGCGCTAGTAACTTTAGAGCATTATTAACTGCTGACCAGTTCACATCTACTTTCTATACAGCTAACCGCGTACTTGATAAAGGTATGATTCGTGAGTACTTAGGTATGAACGTTGTGGTTATCCCTGAAATGACTGAGGGTGGTTTACCTAAAGCTGGTAATATCCGTACTGCATTAGCTTGGCATAAAATGTCTACAGGAATGGGTATTGGCCAAAACTTCAGAACTGAAATCCATTACTTGCCTCGTGAAACTACTTGGTTAATAAATGGCATATTCAGCATAGGCGCTGTGGTTGTTGATAACCGTGGTACTTTAGCAATTGACTGTGACGAAACTGCATAAGGAGAATTATAATGGCTTTTGATACAAATACATGGTCAAGACAATCAGTTGCATTAAACACTGGTATTGTGGGAACTGTTGGCGGACCTGCTATATTTTCATATAGAAGTACTGCTGACGCACAAGCTTCAATTGCTGGTGCGAATTACTTTGCTGACGAGGTTTTAAATCTTAGTGTTGGCGATTTAATTTTTGCAATAGACAATGTTAATGTATATAAATCATACAGAGTATCTGCTCTTGATAGAGATGCTGGTACGATTTCTACTACTGTAATTGCTTGGTAATAAAAATTTAATCGGGGGAGTGTTCAAGTGCCGACAAAAGTAACTATAATTTCTTTCGCTATTTCGCTGGTTGGACACAAACCGATTGTTTCTTTAGATAATCCAGATGATTTGGTTCTGGCTGCTGAGCAAGCATTTAATATGCTCTTGCCGTCAGTTCTAGCTAAATCTAACTGGAGGTTTGCAACACAGATTGCCCAGCTTTCTTTGTTAAATGAAACTCCACCTAATCCTTGGCAATCGGTTTATTCTTTGCCAGCAGGTTTCTTAAAAACAATCAGAGTATATCCGCAGACTTACGGATGGGAAATTTACGAGTCAAAAAGAATTTATGCTATGCAACAAGGTGAGTTCTGGATGGAATATGTTTTTGTTCCAGATATATCTTTAATGCCTGGTTATTTTGTAGAGTATTTAGCGTATGAAATTGCAGCGTTTCTAGCACTAAGCAATGCGCAAAGACCTGATTTTTATTCTGTATTAGCTCAACGACTGGTAACTCAGCAAGCAATGGCTTCTGCAATTGATGCACAAAATAGACCTCAAGGAACAATGGCTGTTTTCCCAGTCCTTGCCGCTAGAGAGTCACTATCAACGTTTATTGGAAACTCTGCATAGGGGTAGAAATGGCTTACACACTTTGGGCACAGGATGTTTTCTCTAAAGGTGAGCTGTCACCACTTTTATATTCAAGAGTCTCTGTTGATGCTTATTATAGCGGTCTAAAGACTGCAACAAACATATTAACCTTACCTCAAGGAACTGCTGCCAAAAGATTTGGTACAATTAAGCTAAATGAGGTTACAGGTTTTACGAATTCACAGCACACCTTATTTGAAGCATTTCAATATTTAGGTCAGTGCGTATATATATTATTATTTAAAAATAACTTCATCGACATCTTTCTTGAAGGTAGACTTGTATTTTCAGTTCCTACAACTATCGCTGATAATAATATCGAAGGTTTAGATTACACAATACTAAACAATATATTTAGGGTTACTGGAAAGTCTCCTTTAGTTCCTACAGATTTAATTAGAACCGAAAGTCCGTCTAATGCTGTAACGGGAATAGTTTCAAATGTATTAACATTTACAAGTGTAGTTGTTGCAGATGTCGTACTGCCTTCCAGAATTTCAGCGTCGACTTTACCAGTAGCAGTACCAGTATTGAATGATAAGTTAATATATTTTATAAAGACAATAACAACTACTACCTGCAAGATGTATCTAACTGCTGTAGATGCTGCAGCAGGAACTAATGAAATAGAATTTTCTACCGCTGGAACTACAGTATTACTGCATATGCAAAATACATGGCAATTTACACCGGTGAACTTTACTAACTTCCCTCAATTTGATTTTGAAGGAAAGTATGACGCTCTAACATTTACATTAGGTGCTACCACTGGCGAAATAATTAATTTAGCATCGTCTGCAAATATATTTACTACAAACCATGTGGGCGGAGCATTTAGAGATGGTGGAGGTATTGCCAGAATCACGGCCTTTGTTGATGCTCAAAACGTAACTGTTAATATAATATCATCATTCGCAGACGTTAGTATTTTGGGCCTAGATGCATTCCTTACAGAACCAGCATGGTCGCAAGACAGAGGTTGGCCACTAAAATGTTCAAGTTATCAGAACAGGTCATTCTTTAGTAACACCGCACTACTGCCAAATGGTGTATGGGGTTCTGTTTCAAATGGTTATAATAACTTTAATGATTTAGAAGACGATGATGATAATGCGATCTCATGGTTCCCTAGCTCCGATACTGTAAATGTAATTAATTTTATTACGCCTTATAGGTCTTTTACAGTCCATACAAATAGCGGTGTATATTCAACACCTCTAGCTTCAACAGATGCTATTACACCTAAGAATTTTAGCTTAGCATTACAAGATTCAACGCCAGCAGATAAAGTTCCACCTAGAACAATTGATAATCAGATAGTAATTGTATCTGGCAATGACGTGCACAATCTTATCTGGGATGGACTTAATAACGCATATACATCAAGCATAATATCAGCTTTAAACGAGCATTTAATTGATAATCCTGTGGATGAAGCTGCTTATGTAGATATCATCAAAGCAGGAAGCAGATATGTATTTATCGTTAATGCTGACGGCTCTTTGGCTATGCTTCAGACATTAATTACACAGA